ACCAATCCCGGTTGGTGTAACTACTGCTTTGCCTACTACGGTTTCATTTCCAAGACCAGAAGTAGCAGAAAGTCCTGTCGGAAGAACAACCGCCTTAGCTACTACCGTCTCGTCCCCAACGGAAACAGTTCCAGAAACTCCTGTGACGAGGGTAAGAGCCTTAGCAACAACCGTTTCATTACCAACTGCAGAAGTTCCAGAAACTCCCGTTACGGAGAACACGGCCCCTGTACCTTCGATAACGGTTACGCTTCCAGTAGAAGTGGTTGCAGAAACCGAAGTCGGTTGAACAACCGCCTTAGCTACAACAGTCTCATCACCAAGCGAAGTTATCGCAGAAACCGAAGTTACCGAAACATTCGCGTCCGCAACTACCGTTTCGTTGCCAACAGCTCCGGTTGCAGAAGAGCCATCTACCGATACGACAGTCCAGTCAAGACCGTAGGAGGCTTCCCCCCATCCGGCTCGACCCCAACCAACGTATTCGATAGAAGATGCCATTAAGCAATTCTAATCAATGCCGTAGCAGCGGCTGCAGCAGGGAACTGAATCGTAAAATCACCGTTCGTTGAGGTTTTGTCCCCACCAAAAGCCAAGACAGCAATCGCTTTATCTGACTTAGATGAGTTATAGATCAATGCTCCGTTTGCAGTGATGGTCGCAGAAGTCCACGTTGTATCATCACAATCTACGATTGCAGTAGTCCCATCCACGGAGATAGCTACGTTCGCAAGGGTGTTTCCCCCTGCGCTGTACCCCGTGCCAGAAACTTCATTCGTTACGCTATATGCAGTAGTGCTAGCCCCTAACGTTGCGGAGCTGGTAAACAAAGCAATCTTGATTACATCAGTGTCAAGATCGTGTGTTCCACCAAGCAGTTCTGACTTGAAGCTTGTGCAAAGTGCTTGAGAAATTGCCATTTGATTCTCCTTTAAGCGGCAGACTTACGATAAAAGTCCAGACCCTCAGCCTGAACCGCAAACAAGGCTTTACGTTCTGCTTCCTGCATGAACTTTTGTTCATAAATCTGAAGCATGTCCGGCTCACCTTTCATAAAGGTATATGCCTCAACCAAACAAGCATAGAGCAAAAGAGGACCCGCGTTTGTGCCAATCCATGTCTCGCCCGTTGGTGCGACTGTAATTGATTGTGGGCGATAGAAATAATGTAGCTCTACCGCAAAATTAGCATTTGGTGTCGGTGCAACAATAAACGTAGAGACATCAAAATCTGCGTAATACTTCGGCGTTCCTGTACTCGTAGAATCAGGCCAGTACTCTTGAACAAAGTTCACGTCTTTGTTCAGCAGAAATACAGTGTCGTCTCCAGAACCATCGTTGGTAGACAACGAATAAGTATGTAACCAATCGCTCGGTTTAGGAAGATACTTATTGCCTGTTGTCATTGCAGCAGAAGAGTTCTTACGAAAAACCTCTAAAGGCGCAAGCATCTTCAAAATGCGTTCTTCGGCATTCTGAATAAAATTGTCAATCTGACTTACGAACACTGTTTCAGTGTTATCCGTAAAATCTTGAATTGCTTGAACCAAAGTGGTGTAGGTATAGCCTGCCATCAGGTAGTACTCACTGTAACATCACCAACAGAAGAACGAATATTGAACCCACAAAAAGCTGCTCCAATGTACGAGTCTGTGGTGGTTAAAACCAACCCACACCCTGCTTCTTGATCGTTGTCAGGACGAGGATGTCTAAGCGCTTCCGCATCAACAACCACGACCCTTGGAAAATCTTGTGGATGCCTTGGAGTCCAGCATTCAGGACACGCACGAAACCCATCCCATTGAGGCTGAAGGTCAGTATATTTGACCTCAAACCCGCAGATGTCGCACATTGCCTTTGCATATTTACCCGCAGCATAAGCCACTAGCGCATCCCTCTACTTGGAACTAGCCGCAAACTTACTCGTTCACGATCTTCCATTTCCGCACGATTCATCTCTTCCTCATAAACCATCTTTAATGCTTGCGCACGATCCGGAGCCTTTTTAATGGCTAGATGATACGCAAGACCGGATACAAGAGGAGCGATAAACCGGGAAGGAATATCCGCATCGTTGGTAAGCGTGTTGATATCTTCAATTCGCTCAGTGCGATAAAAACGCAACTGGTCAGTTGAGTTTTCGGGAGCTGGATACAAGTAGATGACTGGAGTTGATTGACGATCTACCCAAAACTGAGTAGGCCGCCCTTCCGTAGTTTTGTTCGGCGTGTTCTGATACGTGGAACGCCCAATGCGCTCCATGTTGTAGTCCACACCGTTTCTACGAATTACCGCATCCAGTACATCTACTGTATATGGGTCCAGCGTATAGCTTGCAGTCCCTTTCGTAAGGGTTTGCGTTACTTCCTTCACGGTCCAAAGGTTGATTCCACGATTGGACCAATCTGACATCAGAATGTTTAAACTACGACGAGCAGTACGGGCATCGTAACCCGTGCGCACTTCGAGCCCGCACCGCTCGTATGCTTCTTCGATTATGTCCGAAGCATCAATATTAAATGTCTGAGTGCCGGAAGTAGCCATTTACGCACACATCAATGTAACAGAGGTAACGTTCGTTACAGCAACCGTTGAGTAATCAGACGGGCTATCCGCAGTGCGAAGTCCATTCGCCGGAATCATGATGTCCTGCGTAACCGTTGCTAACGCTGGAGTAGCAATATTCAGAATCGTCTGAGAACTACCTGCCTTCGTAACCACAATAGAACCAGCAGAGCCGGAAGCTACATAGTAAACACCTTTGATGCGAGTCAAAGGTAGGTAAACACCTGCACTGAGAGCATAACCAATAGTTACATTCCCTGCCGTGTTAGCGTCCGGAGTGATTGAAGTCACAGATACGAAGTAATTTGTAGAGGTGAATGCAACAGCAGCACCTGCAAGGGTTTCAGTCAATGCATTACCATCAACCCCCACGCCCACGATTACAAAGTTCTTACCTGTTTCGTCCGCAGCCGGAGTCACAGTGACTTTATACGCAACCCCATGATATTCAGGCTGCGTATTAGCCAACGTGAACGGCGTACTTGCGGTTCCGCTTGCGGTAGTAACGTAAAAATCTGCGTCGCTACCAAGCGTTACAGCCCAAATATCGGAGCCCATGATGACCTCCTATTAAGCCTGACCAACGATAGTGATCAACAACTTTCCAGCGGTGTAAGTGGCATCATCGGTATCCTGAGCGACCAGATACAGGTACTGATCCGCCGCGATAGTATCACCATAAACAGTAGTACCCGCTGAAAGGTCGCCCGAATCAAGAATCTGAGTTTCGGTCAAACTAGCAATCGCACCATCGAATGCACCAGTTGCTTCATCAGCAGAATACAAATCGATATTTGGCTCACCAGTGCCAGGAGCTTCCAGACATTCCATCTTCACCGACAAAACAGTACCGTTTACAGCCGCTGTTACCTGCCCGATATAAGACGGATCGCCAGTTGCCGCTTCACCGATAATGTCGCCAGCGGTGCCGCTTGAATCCAAGCCGGTCAGGTCGATAAAGATTTGGGTGGTGATGAGTCCGCCAGCTTGTACCACTGAGGTTTCGTAAACGGTGTTAGTGCCGTCAGTAATACCGTCGCCAGAAGCCATAGATTCGGTAGGGTTGATGCTACCTTCAAAACCATTGTCCGATTTGACCGGACCAGAAAACGTTGTGCGGCTCATAGAATATCTCCGTGTTGCAGCACTTGCTATACCGTCTCTGCAAAGTCCGCTGGGTCGGTCGGTATAGCTAAAAACCCCAGAACTTGACGGGAGTATAGACCGACAAAATCAGTTTGTCAAGTACTGAAAATGAAGACCTTTATGCTCGCCCTTGGAGATAGGTTTTCCAGACTTTAGCGCACGACGCAATGTTGGCATTTTAAACCCATAATGCTCAAGTACAGCAGTTAAGCTAGGAAACTCAGTGTTCGTAGTCAATTCGATCACCCGCTTACTCATCTTGGCCTTGGACTCTTCGGTGTGATGCTTACCCAGCCAATTTTGATTACCTAATGTCCGCTGACGTATAGCCTCTCGCTCAGCATCGGTGCGCTTGTACCCCTTGGCACATTGGTTTCCTTTAAGCGCCTCTGAAATTTTATTTTTATGCTCTTCAGATTGTTTATATCCTTTATAGATTCCTCGCCCTTCCGTGTGCGCCTTTTTCAGGTTTTGAGAGATCAAGGCCCGTGTTTCTGAAGAATGTTTCTTTCCGGTGCGTGGATCAGAGTGCTTCCACTGCTCTTTTGTTGCTTCGGAAAGACGTTGTCTAAGCTCTTCAGAGATATTCCTCGTAGGAGTGTCTGCTTGATTAGACAAGTTA